GGAAAATCTGAAGAGTGTAGAAGATTGTTTAAAATATTGGTTGATGATTATTATGATCAAATGAATGATTCTCATAAAAAATCAGTTAAAAATAATTTTAATGTTTTAGGTATGGATTTCCCATATCTTCTTGACGAAGATAAAACAAAATTAAAAGGATTTCCTTCGATATATTATTTGAGTTTAGAAGAATCCATTGATAGAAGAACTCATTTAGAAAATCAATTTAAAGAATATGATATTGAAAAAATTAACTCAGTAGTATCCAAAAGATTTATAGAGTGTAATGATATTCTTCATGGTCAATATGTTCACACTTTGACCAATGCAAGTAAAGGATGTTGCACTTCTCATATGAGATGTATTAAGAGGTGGTTAAATGAAACAGATGAACCTTATGGATTTTTTTGTGAGGATGATCTTTCATTAGAAACTATTAAGAATTGGAACTTTACTTGGGGAGAGTTTGTTGATAATTTACCCTCAGATTGGGAATGCGTTCAACTTATGTGGGTCAGAGATCAAATGACCGATATTAAAGTTAGGGAAAGACAATTTGATGACTGGTCTGCGACTGCATATATCCTTAAAAGAGAGCGTGCTCAAAAAATAATTGATACTTATTACTATGATGACGAATTCCATTTTGATATTCCAGAATCTAATCTGCAACCAATTGTAGAAAATCTTGTTTTCTCATTGGGAAAAGTTTATACATTCCCACTATTTGTTGAAGAAATTAAAAAGTTTGATACTTGTATAATCAATAGTGAAGAATTTAATGGTTTAAAGGATGATTGGGTAATTGTAGATGGTCAAGGTCCAGCTCATATTAGGTCTTATCATCAAATTGCAGAATGGTGGAAGAAAACTGGATTTAAATTAAAAGCAGACCAAATTCCTAAATAAAAATAAAACTTCTGATGCCCAAGATTAAGTCACATAAAACAGTTGAGCAAATTGCAAAGAAACATCGTCTTAATGTTTCTTTCATACAAAAGCAACTTGACATGGGTGAACCAATTGAGCACGAGCATACTCAAGACCACGAATTGGCAAGAAATATTGCTCTTCAACATCTTGACGAAATTCCAGATTATTATACTCGCCTTAAAAAGATGGAGGCAGATGCCAAGAAGCATCATAAAAAATTTAAAGATGTTTCTGAAGGCAATCTCCATAAGTGGTTTAAAAGTAAATCAAAAGACGGAAAACCTGGTTGGGTCAATGTTGTAACTGGTGGCACATGTGCAAGTGATGAACCAGGTGAAGGAGTACCTAAGTGCGTCTCTTCATAAAAAAGAGCAAGTATGACGCCAGCAGAAAGACATTCGGCAGCAAGAAGAAAGAAAGCAGCAGATCCTGGACAACAACAAAAAACTGGTGCGTCTAAACCAACATATGTTTCTACAGATAAACCTAAAAAGTCTGTAGAAGAGGAGTGGTCAGATAAATATAAAAAGTCTATAGATTGTGACAACCCCAAAGGATTTTCTCAGAGAGCTCATTGCCAAGGAAGGAAGAAAAAAATGAATGAAGAATCTGATAAGAAAGGAAAAGGTAGTGGCAAAAAAGATGCTTGCTATAATAAAGTAAAATCGAGATATGATGTTTGGCCAAGTGCATATGCATCCGGAGCACTTGTCAAGTGTCGTAAAGTCGGTGCTGCAAACTGGGGTAATAAAACAGAGGAAACTCATATGCACGAAGAAGAAAGATATTGTCCTCTATGCGATAAGAGAGAAACAAGATCAGAATGCTCCTACGGCGGAAAAGCGTGGGATAAAGTTTCTGTTAAGGATGAAGAATATTCAATGGCTCGTGGAGAACTCCAAACAATTGCAAATGCAGTAAAAAGATTGCAAACTAAGTTCTCTAAAGGAGAAGGTGATTTGGAAGCATGGGTCCAATCAAAAATTACAAAGGCAGCGGATTATATTGATACTGCAGCAGATTACCTTGATAGTGGGGAGCATGAGTTTGACGAAGCTTGTTGGTCTGGTTATAAACAAGTAGGAATGAAAAAGAAAGGAAAGAAGACTGTTCCAAATTGTGTGTCAGAAGAGAAAAAATTAGTTGATAAAATTTTAGAAGACTGTGGTTGCTCACATTCTCCAAAGAAAGTAAAGTCTAAAAAAATGGTAATGCCAGAGCAAACTATTGAAGATTTGGATGGAAATACATTTGCCGAAGTCATTGACATTATCAAACCAGAACCAATTAAAGGAACTGCATCAAAGCCGATTCAAGAAGCAACAAGACTTCAAGCACAAACTGGAAATGTAATTGCTGTAACTCTTTCATGGAGAGGAAAATATTATTCACTTAAGATGTTTTTCCCGCAAGTGAAGACACCATCAAGAAAAGAAATTAATGATGAGATTCAAAAAGTTTATCCAGGTTCAGTAGTTGTATATCATTCTATCTCAGAAATTCAACCAGGTCAACCACTAATTCAAATGGTTGGACCACAAGGAGGAAGTTCTGCAAAACCAGGACCAAACAAAAATTATGTAAAACCAATGGGTGAAGGAGTTGAATTGGAAGAAGGTGAGGCATGGCAAAATAAGGAAGGTAAAAACTCTAAGGGTGGTCTCAACGAAAAGGGAAGAAGGTCTTATGAAAAGGCAAATCCAGGAAGCGACCTCAAGGCACCTTCAAAAGAGGTTGGAAATCCTCGCAGAGCGTCATTCTGTGCCCGGATGTCCGGAATGAAAAAGAAACTAACATCAGCAAAAACAGCAAACGATCCTAATTCAAGAATTAACAAGTCTCTTAGAGCTTGGAACTGTTAATTTGGAGTTGATTTATTATGCCAAATGATGTTTATCTTGGTAATCCGCTTTTAAAAAAAGCAAATACCCCTATCGAATTTACTCAAGAACAGATTCTTGAATTTGTGAAGTGTAAAGATGACCCAGTTTACTTTGCAAACAATTATGTAAAAATTGTAACTCTGGATCATGGTCTTCAAACATTTAAACCATATCATTTTCAAGAGAAGTTAATTAATAACTTCTACAATCACAGATTTAATATCTGCAAGATGCCACGACAGACGGGAAAATCAACCACTGTAGTATCTTTTCTATTACATTATGCGGTATTTAATGATAATGTAAATATTGGCATTCTTGCAAACAAAGCAGCAACAGCAAGAGAACTTTTAGATAGGTTACAAACTGCTTATGAGAATCTTCCCAAGTGGATGCAGCAAGGTATTATATCCTGGAATAAAGGATCATTGGAGTTAGAAAATGGCAGTAAGATATTGGCAGCTTCTACATCTGCAAGTGCTGTCCGAGGCATGTCGTTCAATATCCTCTTTCTCGATGAATTCGCTTTCGTTCCAAACCATATCGCAGATTCCTTCTTTGCATCTGTTTATCCTACTATTACTTCTGGTAAACAAACCAAAGTTATAATTGTATCCACTCCACACGGTATGAATCACTTCTACCGAATGTGGCATGATGCCGAAAAAGGTAAGAATGAATATGTATTTACAGATGTTCATTGGAGTGAAGTACCGGGAAGAGATGAGGAGTGGAAGAAGCAAACTATTGCAAACACTTCCGACCAACAATTCAAAGTTGAGTTTGAATGCGAATTCTTAGGTTCTGTCGATACTCTTATTGCACCATCCAAACTCAGAACGCTCGTCTACGATGCCCCCAAGACCCGTAGTGCGGGTTTGGATGTTTATGTGGACCCAGAGGAGAATCATGATTACCTC